GTGCATCAACCCCAAGACGTAATCCTCCGAGTCAGCCGAGTAATGTACTGTTTGGTTATAGGTCATTCGTCGCTGATATTTGGTTAGACCCTTATGAGTTTCTAGCTGATTCTAACTCCACCGGGTTCTCGAGGACTATTACCATTGATAATGGTAATAACCCCCCGACACCTGGTGGCGTAGTCTCGGCTGGTGGCTACAAAAGCGTGTATGGCCAAGGTCGCGATACTATGAACAAACTGGTTAAGAAGCTCAACAGCCGAGATATTGATCTCGGTGTTGCTTTGGGCGAGGCGCGGGAAACCGCGCATTTCGTCCAAGGTGCCATGTTGTCTACTTATCGTGCATTCCGTTTCGCCCGCAGGGGCGACGTATCTGGGATGCTTCAAGCGCTAGGTGCTTCACGCACATCTGTCGCTTCGAAGCAGTCGTATCGAGATGTTCTCGATTCGGCTTCCCGTACGTGGTTAATGTACTCCTATGCAGTTCGGCCTTTATTGGCCGATGTTTTCGGGGCTATGTCAGCTCTGGAAAAGCGCCATTCACGTCCAGACGTGGTTACGGTGCGTGCAAGTTCATCGAGCGAGCTCGATGTGGGCATCTCGACAACAGGTGCAAAGTTGGGGAGGGCTGACGTTTCATGGGAGCTTAAAGGCTCCTTGAAAAGTCGTGCTGCTGTCTCTTTTGAGATAGCTAACCCGTTCCTTTACACGTTGTCGCAAGTGGGTCTGACAAATCCGCTGAATGTTGCCTGGGAACTAGTGCCGTTTAGTTTCGTTGTCGATTGGTTCATTCCAATTGGCAAGTACTTCGACGGTCTAGTCCCTCCCCAGGGTACTTCCAATATGCATGGTTTTTCCACGTATAGCGGTGAGTATCACGGGAAGGGCAAAGTCGTGGGCAATTACGCCGCTCCACCTTATACGGTGGACGGTGCCCGCGTCTTTGAGGCTTCGTGGTATGGCAGGTTTAAGGGACGTAGTCCCATGACCAGCTTTCCACGATACCATCTGGCAGGTGCCACTTTTGATCTGGGGAAATCTCAGATCGCTAGTGGTTTGTCTCTCCTGTGGTCAGTAGGTGCCGGTCGCAAGACCGAGCGTAAAGCTCTCAAGGAAGCGGAGAAATACCACAACCTTGGGACTGTTCGCGATCTCTCTAGGACTGGTTTAGAGCATAAAGCTGTAGACTGGTCTCAAAGAGGGGGAGCGAATTGGCGAGCTTAGGCTCGTTCACCGAAAACTGCATTCTTTGAAGGAACGCGTTTTGGCCGCAATTGCCAACATCGTACTGAATGATGCCTTGGGCACTCCAGTAGCACACACCTTTGCTCCGGCAAAGACTCTGAGCGACTTCGCACTGCTTGAAGATCGATCCGCGGGTTTGTACATCGGCTTTAATAAGCTGACGTTCAATCTGACGCGTCCGAAAGGACCGTCGAACTCGTCGAATCGGAACCTTCGGCTTGAGATCAAGCTCGAAACCCCGAAGATGGAAACAGTGTCCAACAACACGATCAGCGGGATTGCTCCCGCCCCGACCGTGAGCTACCGCCCGGTAGCTGAGTTGAACATGACGTTTCCTGACCGCTGCTCTCTGCAAGATCGTAAAGATCTTCAGAAGTACGTGCTGCAGCTGCTTTCAAACAGCTTCGTCACGGATGCAGTGGAGAAGTTCGAACTACCTTATTAATTTAAGGCAACCGTGCTTCTGGTTCGCAAGAACCTCTTCGTTTCTATCGCTACTACACCCCTGATCGCCGCACGGCTTTCAGTTAACAACCATGCATTTGGAGTATTCTATGTCGAAATCAGTTAGTGTCTCGTTGTCCACCCGTGAAAGGGTGTTCGATCGTCGTCAGTTCAGTTTTCAATTAGTGATAATTGATTCTGACTTTGATAACGATCTCCTCTACTCTCTTCGTATCTTTAAGGATACTTGGAGTGAGTTGGAATCGAGTCTTGCCGATGCCGATGTAGAACTCTGTTCTGCATTGGTTGAGCACTTCGGTCCGGCTATAAAGATCCGCCTTCGCGGCGGTTCCATCTATGACGAGTATACTAACCAGTATTTCTCGTTGTTGATGGATCTTTTGTCCGAATCTGGAGTGCTGGTAGCGTGAGGGCTTCTGATCGCACGCAAAGAAGCAACACCTTGAATAAGGTGTTCTGTCGAGTCTCAGCTCTAGACTTAGCACCACGGGTCTTCGAGGCAATCAACACCTCCGTTAGTTTGTCTTGTGCATTACTCCTGAAATATGGAGAGCATAAGCAGCTAGCGGAGAAGAAGATTGATCCTCGAGACTACAGGACCGCCGTCTCCTTCTTTGACGACAGCCAAAGTGTCAAACTTCTTGCGAAGTTTCCCGGCTTAAAAACCGGGATAGACACTGAAGCCGTTGGATATAAGAAGTTCTTGTCGGCAGAGATCCAGTGTATGAAAACGAACACTCGTTTCCGAGATCATAGCATGGGGTCGATTCAGTTCGAACCTCACGTTGAACGCATTCTTTCGAATGCGAAGCGTAAAATTGCGAAGATTTTGGGTCCTGTGCCATCGTTTTCAGAAATGGATTTCCGTTTCGGTCCCGGTGCAACGTTTGGTGTGCGCGGCGAAACATCGCCGTACAATAAGGTTATCGCTAACCTTGAATGCACCGACGCGATGATTCACACGCTCCAAGAGTTTCTCGAGGAGTTTCCAGGATGGATAATGCCTGGCTTGCACAACGTAACTGTCGTGCCTGGTAGTGAATTGACCTTTGTCCCCAAAGATGCTACCACGGACCGACCCATCTGTATTGAGCCGCTTTTAAACGGTTTGATGCAAAAGGGTATCGGAACGTGGATACGCTCGTGTCTTAGGCGAACTGGTGTTGATTTGAAAGATCAAACGATCAATCAAAACCTCGCTAGCCAAGCTTTAAAACTTGGACTCGCTACGGTCGACTTTCAGTCGGCTAGTGACACGATAGCTTTTCTGATCGTCCTAGAACTTCTCCCATTAGAATGGGTGAATTTGCTAGAACGTTGCCGGTCTCCCAATTTTTGGGATGGCCACCACTGGGTAAGCTTTCACAAGTTTAGCTCAATGGGCAACGCATACACGTTTGAACTCGAAACTTTGATCTTCTACGCTTTGGCGAAAGCCTGCTGCGATGATCTTGGAATCGAAACTCATGTTCGTGAGAACCTGAGCGTGTATGGGGATGATGTTATCATCCCGTCAGAGGCATTTGACCTTTTCCAAGAGGTCAGTGAAGTTTGTGGCTTCACAGTAAACAGGAAGAAGTCGTTCAAAGACGGCGTCTTCTTTGAGAGCTGTGGCCACGATTACTTCAATGGGGAACTCGTTCGACCGTTCTTATGGAAAAAGGAGCTGAATAAGCTCACTTCTGCCTTCTATGCTGCAAACACCCTTAAACGAATTGCAAAAAGGCGTAACTCGCTCCGCTCGAAAGAGGGGTGCGACTATCGTCTTCTGCATGTTTATAGGAAGTCTGTCGCTGGGATACCTTCTCGACTACGTCGAAAAGGTCCTGAAGGCTTTGGAGATGGTCACCTTATCAGTGACTTCGATGAGGCCACGCCCCCGCTCGCAAGAGACGGTTGGTGTGGGTTCCTTTTCGACTCCTTCCAAGAACGCGCTAACCTCTACTCCCCCAAAGGGGATGGAGGATGGCCCACTGGCTATGCACTGTATTGTGCATTGTCAGCGTCCCAGTCATGGGATCAGTTGCTGCCCTGGGACATTGGTATGCTCGAACTGTCTGGAGCGGCCTTACGGCTCGCTTCAAGCAGGGAGACTACCAACAGTCAAGGATACAGCGTCCGAGGTCGAACGACAATAAAGAAGGTACGCATATTCTGTCCAACGGGTATGTGGACAGACATGGGTTCTTGGCAGTAATCTTTTGAAGAACTGCTAAGTTGCTCCCTTTATTGGGTAGAGTTGAGAAATCAACACATCTGGAGGAAAGATAGGACCGTAGGCGTCGAGGGAAACCTCGTAGCGTCATCGGTCAGATCTTTTTCCTTCCAGTAAGCGTG